GATTAAACCTAAAACTGTCGATAATAAACAACATGTACCAGAATTGTCTCTCCAGCTCATTGAAATAAATCTACATAATAATTAAGATGCCCCTGACGGATCAGGAGATTGCTAAGAAAGTGAGAGAACTGCGTAGAACTGAGGGTAAGATCTATGCACCACTCAAATACTTTCGAGGTTTACGAACCTTAAAGTCCGTGGAGACCCGTTACAAGAAGATGCTCAAGAAGGACTACAAAGATTTTAAGACTGATGAAGGTGTGAAGACTCGCACCTCTTCATACACCCAAAAGTTTAGAAAGAAGTACGGATCTGAAGTGAAGTCACTCCCAGAGATTGCGAAGGCTACGAAGATACCCCTCAAAACTCTCCAGACCGTTTATAATAGAGGTCTTGCCGCATGGAGAACTGGTCACAGACCTGGTGCTTCTCCACAAGCTTGGGGCTATGCCCGTGTCCATAGTTTTGTAATGAAGGGAAAGACATATTACACCGCCGACGCGAATTTGCGTACCTAAGTCACCTCACCTATACCAAAAAGTCACAAGTCTCAAACATGAACTCTCAATCTATTGCCACCTACATTGCCAACCTTGAAAAGGAGAACGCCGATCTCAAGAAGCGCCTTCAACAATGTGAAGAAGAAAAAGCCCTTCTTGAGTACGAAACTATGCTTCAATACGCAGAGGTCAGTGATGACGAATCCATTGCGTCTAATGACAGTGACGATGACGAAGATTTCTTTGTTTCCTACAATGTGGAACTCACGGATGCTTTTGATAAGCTTGCTCAAGAAGAAGAAAATGAATTCAAACAAGCTGTTTATGAAAGGGCCGCCAATACCATCTACCGTCTCGATTTCAAGGTGAAATATGGCGAACAACTTGCCCACCTACCGGGTATTGGCAAAGGTATCATCAGAAAAGTGAATGAATTTCTCAGAACTTTTGATACCAATGAAAATATCGCGGATCAATTGGAAACACTCGCTGATCTGGAAGAAAATTACCATAAGTCTTCTGCTTACCAAAACGCAGCTGACACTATTCGCAAACTTCCATTTGAAGTAACGAATGGCACTGAACTTTTGAAGATCCAGGGTATTGGTCGAGGCATCGCCAACAAGATTGATGAGTACATCGTGACCGGTGAGATTAGCAAAATTGAACGCTTAAAAAAATGAGTACTTAATTTTACATGACCACGAAATTTGTTGATTTATTCTGTGGAATAGGTGGTTTTCACCGTGGAATTAAAAATGTAGTATCTAATGCCAGATGTATTATGGCATCTGATATAGATCCAAAAGTTCGTGAAGTTTACAAAGACAATTATGATATAGAACCACTTGGAGATATAACGACTTTGGATATAGAAAATATACCAAAGTTTGATTTGTTGTGTGGTGGGTTTCCATGTCAACCATTTAGTGTGGCACAATGGAAAGATGCAAAGGCATTTAATGATCCTCGTGGAAATATGTTTTTTGAAATTATGAAAATTGTTGATTTTCACAAACCATCGTGTATTTTTCTTGAAAATGTTGCAAACTTGGTAACAATCGAAAAAGGTAAAGTTTTTGAAGTTATTATGGACGCCTTAAAGTCTAAAGGATATCACGTTTCTCATTGTGTTTTAAACGCTAAGAATTTTGGTATCCCTCAGAATAGGGAGCGTGTATACATAATTGCAAGTTTAGAAAAGGAATTTGATTTTGGATCATTGAAGGAAATGAAAAACTCGTGTTCTATTTCCGATATACTTGAAAACTGCGATGAAAATGTATACATTGATGAAAGTCAATATGTTATATTGGAAGACAACCAAGTAAAACAACAAACAAAAAGTGGATTAATATTTCAAGGATATATCAAGGGGAATATACGTAAAACGGGTGCAAGAGAAAACACCGAACACCTTTCAAGAGTTCACAAACAACCAATGCGTATTTATGGGATTAAAGGTACACACCCCACATTATCAGCGTCAGAAAGTTCTGGTAGATATCACATTTATGATCACACAAAAAATAAAGTGAGAAAACTTTCACTCAATGAATGTTACAATTTAATGGCTTTCCCAAAATCATTTAAAAAACATAGTTCAAATGGAATAGCATACAAACAAATTGGAAATAGTGTATGCGTTCGTGTGATAGAAAGTATCGTGCGCGAACTTGTTGCTCAAAACGTAATTAAAACTTAGAATCATATTTAATATAAGATTAAATGGACATTAGAAATGCCTATGTGGTAAGAAGATCTGTACCACAAAACATCAAATTATCATACAATTCTAACACATATAATATCATAGATTCGGACAGTGTAGTATATGTGTCAGTTTTAGATGATGAATATTTATGCGACTTTACAGTTGGTAAAAAAACGTATCAAGTATTGTTTAAATATGACAATATAGCCATAAACTGTTACAATATACATATAATGTATGTTATTCTTCAATATATATTTAGAGTAAATAATATTATTGAATTATCAAAATTAAATTGGAATTATTCTAAATGGAAAGTTGATATAATTCCATTAAATGGTAAAAGTTTGTCTTCAAATTTATTGGTAATTAAACATTTACTCAATCTTAAAACATATGGGAATATTATTGACATTAAAGATTTAGAATCTGAATGCCCTCTTACAGATAACCGTGGTTGGGGTGGTGAAAGACCTCGAGAAGTTAATTACAAGTACGGATTTCCGTTAATGACATCAGCTCACATGAAAACTTTAAAACCAAAGCAGAGACTTGTAAAGTGTCCATTTCCAATAGAAAATATTAATCCCAAAAGAAAGGCAATTGTTCAAGATTTTGAAGGTATCAAAAAATGTTTTACGTGTGGTGTAAAAGATGGTGAAAAGGATAAATTTGGAAATGTCTGCAATTTTGAAAAGGGGCATCTCGAACCCCATATAATCGGTGGAGATAGTACAGCTTCTTATCAATGTAAATGGTGTAATACGTTTTACAAGGACAAAATAACATGGGACTTTGAAACCAGAAAACCAAAGTTTAATTTATTTGCAATTTTGCGGGATGCACCAAAGAAAGAAGTTATGGATATACTGTCACAACTGGGATATACAGTATAAAAATATTATCTATCATATAATAGATGATTTGGATAGTATTCCTCCTTTCACTTGTGGTGAATGTGTTGGTTGGGTACTACATCTCCGCACAAAAAGGGAATGGTACAGGTGGTCCAATCTATGATCTCGGGTTTCATCTTCTTCCCAATTGGGAGAAACATGAACATCTCCCAGATTACCTCCTTGCCGTGCCCATCCTCTTCCTCCTTTATGCATGGCCTTCGTGGTCACCGAAAAAGCAGAATGATTATCTTCTACTCATGACCCTCATGTACTTTGCAAGAGCCGTGTGTAACGCAGTGACTGTGATGCCTTACACAAAGCGCGAGCCTTGCAAGCTTAAACCAAGATTTGCATTTTGTAATGATTATACATTTTCGGGTCATACAACCCTCAGCGTCGTAACTTCAAATTTTGTGGGTGCCCCTCTCTGGCCCATGTGGCCCGCGATTTCATCGGTCGTATCCGTCCTCACTCGGGATCACTATACCCTTGACATTGTCCTCGCATGGATCCTCTTCTTTGCTCTCAAGTGTAACGTCGTCAGATGATAAAAGCATCTTACGAACCTCCTCGTAGACAACTGTGAGGAGGGCAACTTTGTAGGCAAGGAAACCCATGAGAGTTGCGCCATAGTCAAAATCAAACCCAAACGGAGCATTATTCCACATAGTTTCAAAAATAGCGGTACCCACGGGAACCAATAACTGTTTTTGAAATGGTGAAGGATTTTCAATATTATCTACACTTTTTGTGAGTAGACCGATGTAGGCGAGCGACGATGCCACCCCTAATGTAGCGGATACACCCTCTTCTGCGCCATGTGTAATGAAATAGACAGATGAAAGTGCAGTACCGTAGCCCAGAGTTGTTCTACGAATTTTGGTTTTGAGTTTTTCGTAGTCCGATTTTGGTACACTTGCTCGGACGACGCAGTTGTGAACCTTCATTATTTACATGTGTTATCAAACCTTTATAAAGATTACAAACCCAAGTAATGTAGAAATGAGCCTTCGCATTAAGAAGCTTACCCCAAATGCTATTATTCCAACTCGTGGTTCTGGTGGTGCTGTTGGATACGATTTGTACAGCACTGATTCGGTTGTGGTCCCTCCGACACATCGCGCATTGGTCGGGACAGGTATAGCCATGGTTTTGCCAAACGGTGTATATGGTCGTGTTGCCCCGCGTTCAGGTCTCGCTGTGAAGCACGGCATCCAAGTTGGCGCTGGCGTTGTGGATCCAGACTATACTGGTGAAGTCAAAGTCGTTCTCTTCAATCATGGAGACAAAGACTTTGAGGTAAAAAAGGGGGATCGTGTGGCTCAACTCATCTTAGAGAGATGTGAGACACCTGAAGTTGAGGAAGTTGGTACAGTTGAGGACACTGAGAGAGGCGCGGGTGGTTTTGGATCCACGGGTGCCTAAATCATTCTAACTTGTTACAGTGCCATAATGACTCCGCTGTAGGCATGAAGAGAATACCCTTTCGCATGGTCATGAAAAGTTTTGCATGCTCAACGTTTGGATATGTCCATAAGAGCCATCGTTCCCAGTAATCTGCACGAAAATAGTCTTCCCAGTCTTCTTGGTCACTTTCATCAACCATAAGCATACCCCGCTGAATTTCGCGGGGATCCGTTTCAATGCGGAGTTTTTTGGGTATCACGGCACCATGTCTAAGAAGATGTGCTCGCATGAGGCGAGGGTTTCCGTGGTCGGTGTAGTCTGGGGAACCTTTGGCTCCAAAATCAATAGCCCGCTTGTTTGGTAACATTACTCTGTACTTGTGTGTAATTGATGGGCTGGACTTGAAGACGACGTGCATATACTGTAACTTACTTTTTAGTTTTTAATACAACAAACTCGAGGTCATTCTTCTTCACTTTATTGCGGGTCAATGGATTTATGAACAAAGTCATGTTACCATTCGCGTTGATGGCGCTCGTCATGGACATTCTCGCCATTTTACGGAAAGAGTTTGGTGCGAGGTACAATTTGTTAATACGCACAGCCTTTTCACCAGACTTAAAGTTGTTCGCAGAAATTGGATCCATTGGAAGATTTTTTACATTCACATTCTTCCAATTGATTTTATTTGTATTCCTGTTTTCGTTGGCGTTCTTTTTCATACGCTTTTCATTCTTGATATAGTTTGATGCATTTGGTCTCTTGTTCCCATTGTTCCCAAAATTGAGACGACGCGCGAGACCTGCGTTCACAAAAGACATGCGCGCTCTTCGCATGCGCCTGAGGTTAGCTACACGGGATCTGATCTGACCCACATTGTTCTCATTTGTGTTTGAGTTGTTATACGCAAAGTTTCGAACAAGACCTCTGGCGCCGTTGTAGTTATTATTTGAGTTTGTGTTGATCCGAACCGCGTTATTCTCCGATGGATCTCGCATTCTTATGATTATTAAAGATTATAATTGTATTTTCTAAAATGGATAAATTCATTTTAGAAATTCCAAATGTATTTTCACCTGAGTTATGTCAAAACATCATAAACAAATTTGAAAATGATACCACAAATCACGTGAAGGGTGCACTTGAAGATGGGGGTGGTAAAAAATATACAAATGATGATTGGAAATCTAGTACTGAGTTGAATGTATCTTCACCCGGTTGGGAAACTGCTAATACTAAAATTAAATATTACATTAAAAATGCAATTAATAAGTATGTTGAACATCTAAAAGATATTCTCAAAGATGCCGAGATAGACAAAGACGGGGATATGGATTTTGTATTGGATAATACAATTTTCCCACTTTCTCTTACCGACTTTAGTATTCAGAAGATAGACAAGGGTAAACATTATAGATGGCATCAGGATTTTATACCTCTTCAACAGCGCGTGTTTACATGTTTTGTGTATTTAAATACACTTGAACCGGGTGAAGGGGGGACTACTGATTTTGTAAACGGAAGATCTATTAGACCCGAAGCTGGTAAAATGACTATATTTCCGTGTGCATGGCCATTTATACACACGGGTCGTTTAATTAAAGCTGATGCAAAGTATATACTTGTTACAAACATATTGAGAAATTAACATTAAAGGATACAATATTACATTATTAAATGGATAATTTTGTTTATGAGATTGATAACGTTTTACCACCCGGTCTCTGTGTAAACATCATAGATAAGTTTGAGTTGGATAATTGTAATAAAATCAGTGGTAAGCTAGGATCTTTAAATTTTTCACGGGTTGATAAGTTTTCAAAAGATAGCGTAGAATTATCAATACCAATTTCACCTGGCTGGGAAAAGGCACATGAAAAAATAAAACTCTATTTTTATAAAGCACTTGATAAATATATGGATCATATAAAAAAAATACTAAAAAGTGCTGGTATTGAAGAAGATGGCGATCTCGATTTTTTTATGGATAGCACATTCACTCAATCACATCCTATTGATTTTAACATACAAAAAATCACAAAAAATAAAAGATATCGTTGGCATCAAGATACAGAATATCATAGCAAAAGACTTTTTACTGCTATTATATACTTAAATACACTTGGACCGGATGATGGTGGAAAAACCAAGTTTGTGAATGGTAGGGAAATAGAACCAGTTGCAGGTAAAATGGTTATATTTCCGGCAACGTGGGATTGTGCACATTGTGGTCAGCTTGTAAAATCTGATACAAAATATATAATTTCTGTGAATGTTTGTCGTTGTATTTAAAAAATACATTGTAAAAGTGTATATGAAAACATATACGTCATATGATGGAATCGCCATTAAAGTTGGTGAAAATGCCAGGGAAAATGATGAACTTACAATGTCAAGTTATCCCAAAGAATGGTGGTTGCATGTCGATGGTGGTGCGGGTGCACATGTAGTCATATGTTGCGAGCAGAATACAATCCCCAAAGAGACGAAGAGGGATGCCGCGGTACTTGCAGTTCATCACAGCAAACTCGGAAATGTAAAGATGGTTAAGGTCAACCTTGTCCGTGTTGATCAAGTGATGAAATGTGATCGTATAAAAAATCACGGACAAGTCTATATCGATGGTGAGGTTATGCAATTGACTATATTTCCAAACAAGGATAAAAGTAGACTTGAAAGACTTACTACTTAAAGTTTACATGATTAACTATTTCAGATATGGCAGATTATATATTAGAAATTGACGACGTCGTTAGCAAAGAGTTTTGTCAGGATGTTATTTCACGCTATGAAAAGGACGATAGAAAAATAATCGGAGCAACGGTTGGTGGGGTAGACGAAAAAGTTAAAAAAAGTACAGATTTACCAATTTCTTCAGAAGAACATAGACGTGAATGGCAGGATGTTATTGATACAATTGGAGATTGTGTAGTTGATGCACTCGGAGATTACCAACGGTATGTAGATGCCGAGGGTTTGGATAGATCCATGTCTATACATAAAACGATAAATAATGCTGCAATTGGACTTCCTCAAATACAAAAAACGGATGCTAACGGATTTTATACATGGCACCACGACGGTTATTTAAATCGAACATTAACTTATATAATTTACCTTAATGATGTTGAAGAAGGTGTTGGTGGAACTACCGAATTCTTATGCGGAAAAACTATACAACCTAAGGCTGGTAAGATTGTATTATTTCCAGCAAATTTCGCATATATTCATCGAGGTACTAAATTGAAGAAGGGGTCTAAATATTTACTTACAAATTTTGTATATGAAGGCCTGCCAATTTTACAACACCCATATGAACAAGAAAATTTGAAATCAAATAATCAAAGCTTGGCTACTATAAATGAAATTCCGGAACCAGAAAATAATGATATATAATCAATTCATATGAATCTGGGAAGGCGATTCCAAACAACACAATTCTTCAAAAATTGAGAAGAGTCCTAGGAGTTAAGCTCTGAAAGTCGCACGTCTTCGTGCTTGATTCAATACACGGTTCATGTGTCCCTGGCTAATTTTCTGAAGTTGCTCATAGCTCAAAGGTGTTCGTATCCCATTTTTGACGTATGTAGTTCTGAAACCATTTCTGTGAGCCATTCGACGCAAGTTCTTCAACTTG